AGGTCAATTACAGTCTTTCCGTGTCATTGCAGTGGTTGGTGATGCATTAACTATTACACCTGCTTTAATTCCAGCAGACGGTACAGGTGTTCAAAAACCATACGCAACAGTCACAACTACACCAGCTAATGGTGCTGCAATTACCGTGCTAAACACAGTTAGCACTCAGCCAAGCGTGTTCTATACAGAGCCAGCGGTTGAAATCTTCTGCGGTCAGTTGGATGTGGGTGAGTTAGGCAGTAATGTAGACATTATGCGTGAAACTACCGACTCAGGCATTGAGATCATCTTTGCGCGTCAAGGCTCTATTGATGATTTATCTGCGAAGTACCGTTTAACCGTGTGGACAAAAGCACACGTTAAAGATGGGCAGCAATGCGGTATTTACCTGCCAAATCAAAGCGCATCATTCGGCTAATAGGCAGCAATAAAAAAGGGGGCTTAACGGCTCCCTTTTCCTTTTTAAGGCGTAAATATGAAATCACCAACAATGTTATACAAACCCGGAAATCAATATCATTCTGATGGCGTTGATTACACGACTAAGGTAGTCGAAGCGTCAGACGTTGAACAGATGCTAGAGGATGGCTGGTTTAAGCACTTTTCTGAGTTTAATAGTAATGAAGCACAGTTTAACGCTGATACAGCCGATTTAGACCAATTAAAAGCCAAAGCAAAAGAGCTAGGCTTGACAATGGCTCATAACATTGGTGAAGAGTCTGCGCGCAGCAAGGTTAAAGAAGCGCTGCAATGAGTTCAGGCACTGAGATTATACAGAATGCACTCCAACACTTAGGCGTGCATTCTGTTATTGCACCAGCAGGTGCAGAGTCAATATCTAGAGGAAAAGACACGCTTAACAGTATGATTGCCTCATGGCTGGCTGTTGGCCTAGATTTGGGTTGTAATGAACTAACCAAGCCCGGCGATGAATTAGCTGAGCCATTGAGCGCTAAAAACTGCATAGAGTTAAACCTAGCTATTATGATGGCGCCTTATTTCAAAAAAGAAGTAGGCCGCACACTAAATTCAAATGCAGCAAAAACATTAAAAGAAGTTAAAAAACAGTACCAATCCATTACCGTTCCTAAGAAAAAAGTATCTTCAACTATGCCGCTAGGTGCAGGCAATAGGCGCGGTTATTTTCATCGCAACTTTGCTGGCAATGACAACGAGCTAGATTAATGAGAGTTGATATTCCATTAGGGCTTGTAGGTACTGAAAATCTACCCAAGACAAAACGATTACTAAAAAACTGCTTCAACAACGGTCAAGGCAGAGCAATTGCAAGACCGGGTATAGAGTTGATAAGCGACACAAACAAAGTATCAAGAGGCAGCTTTGTTTGGAATGACAGTCTTTATCATGTCTTATCTCAAGAGTTAGTAAAAATAACTGACACAGAGACAGGTGAATACAGTGTAATAGGCACTATTAACGGTTCTTATCCTGTTACGTGTGCAGTTGGTTTTAATCATGCCGTCCTACTTGAAAAAGGCGGTGAGTCCTACACGCTTGATAAGAGCGACATACTCACAAATACAAGCAGTAACGCTAACTTTGTGCAGTTTGTCGGTGTAACACACATCAACGGGCGTTTTGTGTACATTCCCGCTAATGGTGATCCTGCACTTGTATCTGATGTGGGTGACGGCTCAACCATTCAAGCATTAAGTTATTTTGATGCAGAAGAATTGCCCGATAAAAACAATGGCTGCTTTAACTTAAGCAATACATTATTTATCACTGGCACAGACTCAATAGAGCTGTTCCGTGATGCAGGTTTAACGCCTAATCCTTTTCAGCGTGTCACAGGCGCACGAATACAAAACGGCTATATTGGCGGCTTGCTGGAATATAACGGCACATTTCTATTTGTAGGTCGTGAAAAGGACCACGATTATGGTATCTATGCCATAGGTCAAGGCCAAGCACCTAAAATATCAAATGAAACTATAGATTTAATCCTGTCTACCTACACACAACAAGAACTAAGCGAAACAGTCTCAAGCCGCTTCAAATGGCGCGGCTATGACTTAGCTGTATTTACGCTAAGAAGACATTGCCTAGGCTTTTACGGTGGCAACTGGTTCGTATTAAGCACTTTGATTGATGGCGATGAGCGCACATGGGGCGCGGGTTATGTCACGCATTTTAACGGTGACTATTACACCTCACGTAATGGCATCTTAGGCAAGCTTTCCACGGTAAATACTGATTATGGTAAGCCCATTCCGTTTGTGATTGAGTTTGCGTTAGAGCAAGAAAGAAATAATCAAAACGATGGCTATTTTGAGATTGATAGCGTTGAGCTAGGCATATCTCAGGGCTTTAGTGATAAAGGCTCAGTCGGCTTGCAATTATCAAAAGATGGCGTGCTGTTCGGTGCAATTCTGTACCGCGAGACAGGCGCAGTTGGTGAGTATGATTCTCGCCTTAAATGGCAGTTGCCGGGCGGTTTAGGTCAATACGAAGGTTTTGCCATGCTGCGATTTTATTCAACTGAGGCTATCGATTTTTCCATTGATTATATAGACGTGGTGACTTCGTGATTACGACAAAACCAAGACATGGCGAAACGCTTATTGAAGGCGGTAAAGCAACACAGGCTTTGCAGCGATTTTTAGATGACTTATCGCTAACGCTAGGTCAATCAGTGCGCTTACCATCTTACACCGTCTCAAGCCTTCCAAAAGCCAATAAAAACACGGGCGGATTGGTGTTTGTGACTGATGAGGTAGGCGGCTCAGTAACGGCATTTAGCGATGGTCAGAATTGGCGAAGAACAACAGATAGAGGTGTTGTGTCGTGAAGCGTTGCTTTGATTATCGCGTTATTAAGCGTGCATTAGGCTATAACCCACCAATCACAAGAGAAATAATCTACTTAGAAGATGACGGCAATATATGGTCGTTTGAGTGTGTTGATAAGGTTTATAGGATTCATGCAAGCATGACCACAAAGAAAGGCAGGCTAGCAATTGAGTCAGCCAAGAGCGCGTTTAAATGGTTTTTTGATAACACAAATGAGCGCCGAGTTATCGCCAAAATATTAAAAACAAATAGACCGGCTTGCGTTATCGCTAGGGCGTGTATGCGCTTTACTCATGCAGATCAAAACCATCATTTTTATGAGGTAGCAAATGTTTAATTATCTAAGTCAAAAAAAAGAAGGTGGAGTTGTTGATTCTGTATTCGGCGGCGGTGATGCAGGCAGCTCAGGTGCGCAGCAAGTCGGCATTTATAACCAGCAAGCAATTGACGAATTAAAGCGCCAATATGATGAAACAGTAGCAAACCTAGCCCCGTTCTTAACGGCTGGCACCGATGCGCTAACAGGTGTCACGCAGGGAGCCAGTTTTAGTGGTCTTGGTGAGCGATTAAATGAGATTTTTAATAGCTCTTATTTTGATGGTTTAGTGAGTGAACGCACTAATGCGGTTAATAGTAATTTAGCAGCGTCAGGGTTAATGCGTTCAGGCACAGCAATTGAGCAGGCAGCGAATATCCCAACAGATTTAGCGCTGCAAATTGAGTCGTTAATCTCTGGGCGCGAAACAGGGTTGGCGAACACAGGTTTAAATGCAGCAGTAGGTATAGGTAATACAGGCAGTGCAACTGCAAGCGCGATTGCGAACTTACTTAACAATACTGGTCAAGCGTACCAGCAAGGTGCAATCACTGACGCACAATCGAGTGCAGCAGGGTCGCAGAATTTAATCAATACAGGTTTAGCGGTTGCCGGCTTGTTTTCGGATCCAGCTCTAAAAGAAAACATCGAAGAAGTCGGGCAAATCCACGATCTAAAACTATACCAATGGGATTGGATAGAAAAAGCTAAAGATACAATTGTAGACAAGTGTATGACGATGGGTTTTATGGCTGACGAAGTAAAAGAAAAATACCCGCAATTTATTCATGAGTTTGCAGGCTTTATGACAGTAGATTATCACGGTCTATTAAACCACTTGGAGGCTAAATAATGCGATACGTGCATGGTGGTAGCTTGGTGCCTGATATTTCCAGTGGTTTAAATTTTCTGGTTCAATCTGTTCAAAATAGCAGGGCTAAAGAAGAAGCTGAGCAACAGCAACAGGAGGTCGGCAGTTTAGTAGATCTCGCATCTACTACAACAGGTGGTGAACAAGAGGCGGCTTTACTACGCATTGCACAATTAGATCCAAGAATGGCGCAAATTATGAGTGGCGTTATTCAGCGTAATGACCAACGCGAAGCGCAGCACGCAAGAAGCGAGCTAGAAAAAGGCATGAAAGAAACGCTGTTATTGCAACAGCAACCAGACCATATTTCTAAAGTGCGAATGATTGGCTCTTTAGCAGAGCAGGCAGCAGCACGAGGCGAATCGATCGACAAATACCAAAACCTGTTAAATATGCCGGAAGATAAGCTGAATTTAGAGCTTGAAAAACGGCGGGTTATGGGTACGGATTTGGAGTCTTTACTTAAACAGCCAGAAGTGAAAGCGCCAGAAGTTAAAGAGTTTAAAGAAGGCGATCAGATTGTAACAAGGCAATTTAACCCGGCAACAGGGCAATGGGAGCAATTGTCTACAGGTGATAGGTTCCAATCACGTCTATTAACGCCAGAGGAAGAAGCTCAGAAAGCCCGAATTGCTACCGCTGGCAAGTCTGATGTTAATGTGTCAGTTGGTGGTGACGATCCGGTTAAAGAGGTTGTTACACCACCGGCGCTACTTGAGGGTTTATCTCCTGATGTAGCCGCCAAGCATGACGCAACTTACAAAGCAGCAGGTGGCGGCAAGGATGGTCTAGACGCTTTAAATAAACTATCCAACACCTTAAGTGAACAAGACCGTAGGGCATCTTCTCGCGGTATTCTTAAGACTAGCTTCCCGCAAGCTGATGAAGCTGAAATGAGCCAGTTACAAGCGGTGATGGACGCAGCAAAAACAACGGAAGACGGCTTAAAGCAAGCTCAAGTATTAAGAGAAGACCAGCGCAAAACCAAAAAAGCTAACAATCTAAAAGGTAGAGCAGTCGAATTACTATCAAAGATAGTCGAACACCCAGAGTTAAATGACGTATTAGGGCCATTAGAAGGTGGCGTAGATCTTCGTCTATTTAGTGACGGTGAAGCTGAACTAATCGCTGATATTGAAGAAGTTGAAAACATTCTAACAGCCGAAAACTTGAGCTTAATGAGTGGTGTATTAAGTGAAAGCGATATCAGTATTTTAAAAAGCATTGCAGGCGGCGGACTGAATAGAAAGCGTAGTGAAGAACGGTTTAAATCTGACGTAGGAAAAATGATTAATAGTTTATCTGGTGGTAATGTCGATCAGAGGCAGCAAGTAGGTCGATTTAAGGTAAGGGTCAAATAATGCCTATTTATGAAGTGGAAGACCCTAATACTGGTCAGGTTTTAGAGTTAGAAGGCGATACACCACCAACCGAAGCGGAACTAGAGCAGCTATTCTCTACTGCAACAAAACCTGATTTCTTTGGTGCCAGCGTTATAGAGCCTGCTAGAACAATGGTTAGCGGCATGGCAAACACTGTGCAAGGTGGCTTAGAGGGTATAGTTCAAAGCGTCAATCCATTTGCAGGAGAAGGCGCAGGCGCTAGAGCTGTTCAAGAGCAGCAAGCGGAAACGTATCAGCCACAAACAAAAGCCGGTAAAGAAGGCTTGCAGACGCTTAATGATTTAATTCAAAAGGGCGTGGATTTAATTAATTTCCCACTATCAGGTTTAGGCGGCGTAGCTGAGCTGGTGACTGGTCAAGGCGTAGATAAAGCGGCTGAGACTATAAAGGCGATTCAGCAATCAGGTGTATCTAAGACATTAGGCGATAGAGCCTTTGAAGAAACAGGAAGCCCATTAGCTGCAACAATTGCAGAAACAGCGCCAACAGCAATCGGTTCTATTGTCGGTTTAAAAGGCGTGGGAAAAGCAGCTAACGCTATCAACACTGAAAAAACACTTAATACGACAACCAAGGCTGTAGATGCAATATTTAAGTATCAAACGCCAGCTAAGAAGAAAATAGCAGCACTTATTCAAGAAGGTGCGGGAGATCGGTCTACAGCTAAATACCTGCTTGAGAACGGTCGCGCCGTAAAAGACAACTTAGCAATTAATGCAATCGGTCAGGGATTTGATGAAGGTGTAATTGCGGTAGTTAAGCATTCATCTTCATTAGATAAAATCAAAATGCTAAAAATGACTGAGATTATGCGAAAAG